ATAGTTGTTTGTCGATGTCACGTAATGCAATAATAGTTTTACAGAAAGGACGAGCACGAGGATACTCTTCTATCATATGTTCAAGTGCTTCTTTGTCCGTAGATATTTTCTGTTTACCTTTGTCGTATTTAATTTGTACTGGAAGATTTAGATACTCATACAGCATAGCCTTTAGTTGTACTGGACTATTATGATTCAAATCCTTATCCCAAACTGCGTTCGCGAAAAGGTTGAGCATTCTCTCTAGCTTTAATCTTTTCTTTTGTAAGGGGGCACGTATCATTGTGACTGCCCTCTCATCTACACGTAATCCACGCAGTACCATAGATATAGCTGGACCTAATGAGTTACGTTCGAACTCATATGTATTCTTTGTATGATTGTCTAGTTGTGGGGAAAGTTTACTCCAGATTTCTGTGGTTAAGTTACAATCTAACCCACAGTAAACCCAAAGAACTTGTTCGGTATTAAGTTTTAAATCCTTAATCTCTGTGTTCTTTATTATCCTCGCCATCTATTCTCTCCTGTATCTCTCTTGCTATTGCCATATAAGCTGATGCATCCAGGTATGTATCTTCTGTTCTGGATCCTTGCTTCAGTCTGGCTATCTTAAGTAAGCACATCATCACTGCTACATCATGCGGGCTGATAGATGTATCTAGATATGCTGACCATAGGTCTGCAATGTTCTTGTGATTATGAAGCTTATCTCCATAATCTTTTTGACGGTCGCCACTTACTAAGTCACTTGCTTTTCTTAGCAGTTCTGATGACCTCCCTGTTCCTGTCATATTCTCCCTCCTTATATTTATCAAACTCTTTACGTGCTCTGACATGGTCAACTGCAGCCATTTCACATACGAATTTAAATTCTTTATACTTGTACCTCAACCATTTCTCTACTTCTTTCTTTGCTTTCAAGCCCTCTTCGGACTTGCCTTTGTAGGAATAATCTTGTACTGCCTGATCGAGAACAGCCCTCCATAAATTGTAGTGGTTCTCTATGTCCTTTGAATCCTCGGGCATCGGCTTGACCGAGAATAATTCTGATCGTTTCATTTTTATTCATCTGCTTTAGTACTCTTTGAAAACTTGGCTAGAGTTTTCCAAGCACTCTCATTTGTGTAAATTGAGCCTAAGAAACCTAAACCTTTTTCTTGTTCTGGTTGCAGTGAATGTTGGGCATGCATGGTATCATGTACGATACCTTTAACTTTTATCTTTTGTTTGTGAGCGAGCCATGATACATCATATAATTGATTTTGTGCGACCTTTACAATCTCTTCGTCTTCCAGGATTTTACGCACCCATTGCCAGGCCTCTACTTCTTCAGTAGCATTCCAATAGTTCTGAGTGTCTGTGTTCTTATCACGAAAAGGAACTACGATTGCAGTTCTAGGATTAGGTGCAAAGCCTATACATACGATAGAGCCTTCTGCCGTTTCAATATCAAATGCGAGAGGGTCGTTGTGATTTGCTTTACTAATGTATTGATTGTAGAACGTATCTAAATCAGAGAGCGTAGGTTCAATCCATATCTCTCTTTCAGTATGTTCTAGTTTCTTGCTGAGCGATTCGGTTTTAGCTTTGATTAAATCAGAAGCTACATGAGGTCGCCACTTAAAATTTTTAACGACAGCAACAGGACTATAAGTTGCAAGTACTTTATATGGAGAAGAAAGGAGACTTGTATGTAGTGTAGCCCCTCTGTAAGTACCAACTTTATCTAGACCTGTCACTGCCCACAAAGATAATGAACCCATTGCGATAATGATATTTGGATTGGCTTCTTCTATTTCTTTGTGTAACCGTTGTATGTCTTGCTCGTATTCTTGTTTTAAATATCCTTCTTTAGTGGGAGGGTAAGGTGACCTCCAGTCTTGTGTCTTACATAATCTTTTATATGCGTTTCGTTTATGGAAAAAATGTTGTGCTGTATTTTGGTGTGCCTTTAATTGTATAGTGTGGGTGAGCAGGCAATCATCGAGGTTGATACCAGCAATTTGACAGAGTTCTGCAAATACTTTTCCCGTGCCCCCTTGCAGAATAGTATTCGCTATTGCCTCTTTGTTGGTAGGGTACTCGAAAACAAATGCAATCTTACAACCATCGGCTGATGATGGTTTGCGTGACGGCACTCGTTTATTGACTGCATACTCACCCATAGAACTACTTCTTAATTATCCTTTTGATGGACGCTTGAAGTATGTCCTTGTTTCTGCCAACCATTTCATGCTTGACAATTCCACTGAAGGATTGACCGATAGATTGCTCTAGCAATTCACCGAAAGATGAACTATCATCCATCTCTAATCCTTTAGTAAGGAATGCTTTCAAAGACAATGCAGGATTGTTTTGTTGCATTGCTTTAGGCGTAGCCCAGAACTCAATACGAGTTGGCTCGGCATTAACTAAATCTGAATCACCCAAGTCAGATTGAATCACACCAACTGCCTTGCAGTTGATACGAACTAATGGTGTTTGATTCTCCCCCACCTTATCCGAACGATAAGAAGTGATAGTAAAATCATAGCTACCCTCTGGTAAAGTAACCGATTCAGGTACTTCACTAGGGGTCATCGATAAAAAGTCATTAACATCTGACATCATTTGCCTCCTTTATTTGTTAATTTACTTTGAGCATTTTTCTGCACAGCTTCAAATAACTTAGCTAAATTTAACTCAGCATTTGTTTCAACCAGGGATGGAGCTGTAATCTTGAGATCCATCTTGTGGTCTGATACTGTTCTGAGGGTACGCTCAGTGCCCTTACTTGAAGACCGTGTGTCGATCCGACATACACAGTTAAAGTATCTACCTAGTTTAGTAGACAGCTTTGAACCTACACTTGTAGGGTATGCTTTAGATACACCTAAGTCTCCTTCCATGTACTGCATGTGCGTAGTTACTACTACATTACATGGTACTTCTGAACCTGTTATGTATTGTACGATATGTTGTACATCACGTGCCGCGGTTCCCCATTCGGGCTGACTCGGTTGGTCAGTTGGTTTCTTATTATTAAAAACCAGGGCACCACGTAACGCAGCTTCACCCATTAGAGTTAAGCTGTCGATAACAAGTACGTCTTTGCTAGTCCAGTTCTTAACTGAACCAAAGTCTTCGTCGCCATCTTTCCAGTTGGTAATCATTTGAACACCTTTTCTAAAAGCATTCGCTTGACCTAGACCATCACGCAATGTAATGTAAGATACATTCTTAACTGCGTTATCATCTAAGAACTCTGGTAAGATGGATAGTCCATCATCGAAATCTAGTATGCGTAAGTTATAACCTGCATTGGCAAGCGAGGCAAGTGCTGATGTTTTACCTGCCCCACTGTCACCTACGAGCAATAACTTTGTATACTCTGTCGATTTATGTTTGCTAATATTTGCCATAGTTGTCTCCTGTAAAGTATGCATTGTAGCACGATTTTAAATCCGTGTCAATCTTTTTTTTGTTGTTCCAATAAAACTTTGCCTAATGCATATATCATAAAGGCAATGAATACATTGGATAACAATAATAAAATCAACAAAATGTTGGTTAGCGTAATCATAATACTAAACTAAAAAATATATTAAGTACTAACAACACAGCTATTATATTTAATAACGAACTCGTATTGTTATACCACTTCTTAGGTGGGTAATAATGTTTTTCTTTATATTGCTTTTGCATATTCCTCCTTCAAATCTGGGTGTGGTTCTTTATCAAAGTCATTGTCCAGGAATATGTTCCTGCGTGACGGTGATGCCGAACACACTTCTTTAAATCTACAACCACCATAGTTGTTACACGCAGTAAAATCCGCAGGATAATACTGCTTGTTAAAATAATTAGTTGACACATCTAGTGTGTGCATTGCGTCTTTGTACCACTCCATTATCAAATCAGTTGGTACATTGTATACACTCCTATCAAACCTAGTAAAGTGTACACCTGTTTGTACTGCGTCAATGATAAAGCCTGCGACATCCAGTCCGAGTATTTCCCGGGCAGCCCAGATGTAACTGAACACTTGGTTGTTAGGCATAAAGTTACCAAAGTAATTAGAGTTAAGTGTACTCTTAGTTGTCTTTACATCACACAAGTATAGCTTACCATCTAGTTGTACTATCTTATCTATACGACCAGAGAATCTATACTCTCCATTACCAAACGGTACTTCAAATCTTTGCTCTAAACATGGTGACCCATCTGGCATGGTTGCTATCTCAAACAAATCATCCCAGTATTCTTCTGCTCTCCATACTATTGCACGAAGAACAGAGGTTAATCCTCTTGCCTTATCTTCTGATAGGTTAAGTGCCTCGCCAAATTCCAGGAGAACGTACTTGATAGCTGCGACCACAGCGTCTTCCTTACTTGCCCCCTTGAATTTCTCTGCGTCAAGGACTTCAAATCCTTCGTGCACAGCCGAACCAAATCCTGTTGCCATACCATAAGTCTTTGACTTATAGCCTTGTAGGTTAGAATAATTGTATAGTCGGGGGCATGAAAGGAATGATGATAGACTTGATGTATCCCATATCTTTTGAATAGGTCTGCCATCTTGTAATACAAACTTCTTTAGTCTATCTGGTTGTTCCATTATGTCTCCTTTACTAACATGTCTAACACATTAGTTTCAAATTGTTTAGGTTTAGTTCTCGCGGCTTTACTGGTGATACGTTTACCTGCCTTCTCTGTTGCTCGGATGTTTTCCCTGGTAGCTTTAAGATACTCAACAATTTTATTTATGTCTTCATCACTCTCAGCTAAATCCAATGGGTCTTTCTCTAATAAGTCAACAGGTATTTCTAATTCATCAGTCATTACTCTCTCCTAATTTTGTAAAGCTAGGTTCTGTTTGACCAGGTATTGGCATCACGGCACGCAGCTCTGCATCAGGTATCACTACCAAACCTTCTTGTATTTTATCATGGGGTTCTTTTAAAACATATTGTCTTCGTTGTT